TAAAGTTATAGATAAAACGAGAGGTTCTGTATTTCCCCACTGGACAATAACTAACCAAGTGAAGAATATATTTAGAGGGAAGTTTATAAGAGTGCCCAACGAAACATGAATTAACGTCTCTCTTGCTATCTCTCTATCATAATACTTCATAAGGGTCGGTCTCTTGGTTCAATTTAGTTATAATATAAAATTCAATTCAAATCATATCTTGGGCAAAGACATTATGAACCAAGAGACCGAAAGGGGTTACTTCTTCTTAGATTTAGAAGCTTCGGCAGCTGCCACCTCTTCTTCTGCGAATGCCTTTGCGACATTCTCATAAAGAGAAACGACTTGGATTGCTTGGTCACGTAGTTGACCGATAGTTGTTAATTCTTCACCTTTGAAACCACCACGAGTAACTACGGTATCTACAACCGCAATACACGAACGTGCAACACGATTTGCTAGGTCATTTAGGTTTTTTTGTTCTTCAGTCATTTTATGCTCCGTAAGTAGATGACTTTTCAAGAGCAATAAAGTATTGCGTCTCGGAATCAGTTGATTTGAAATGTGATATTAGTTTAGTAGAAACTGAGACTTCATAGTCACCGCCCAACAGCTTCATATTTCCCACACCCATAATAAAGTTAAAGTCAGCACCTTCGGGAAAACTACCTTCAACCAACACAGAGAATGAGTTAGACGTGGAATCATTAGCATCAACTACATTGACCTCAATTGAATTTCCGTTCGGACGGATAGAGATATTATCATAGCCAAGTGCGGATGATGCACGTTTGATCTTACTTAGGGTTTCATTAGTGAGTAAGAATTTGACCTCACACTCTGGCATGACGATGTCTTTCTTAGGTGCAGAAAGCATCTCAGGATCAGAGTAGAAGTATTTCACAGATGATAGACCACTGCCGTCCGATACGGTACAGAAGTTATCACCGAAAGTGATTGACGGACGATCCACCAAAGACAATACAGACAGAAACTCAGAGAGATCATAGATACCGAAAGTATTCGGGAAGGTTTCTTCGATCTCAGCGCGAGAGACGATATTCTTTGCGATCGACATAGTCTTCAGGACGTTACCGCCATTGACTACAATATTAGGATTGATTGTCGAGAAGTTACGAAGAATCTCGACCGTGCGACTAGATAGTTCCATTGTTTTGTTCCTTAGTTAGTATGGTGATCATTATACAGGGTTTACACCAGTGTGTCAAGTGCTTTCTTTCATTCGGCTGAAGTTTTTATCTTTAACGAATGTCAACTTACGTTCGAAGTGAGCATCCTCAAGTTCAGTCTTATGAGAGATTACGAAGACGTTAGTGTCTTCTTTCAATGTGTCGATGATCTTCATGAGATTATCAACACCTTCACCGTCCAACGAAGAGTCGAACGTTTCATCAAGTATCAACAAGTTAGTTGACACCGAATTCTTCATCTTGGCAATCTGTCGCCAAGTAAATAGTAGGGACAAATCGATACGTTGTTTCTCACCCTCAGAGAAAGAGTCATAAGAAAACGTGTCGCGGTAGCGTGACCGGATGGTCTCACTGAAACTGTCGTCCAGTTCAAAGTGGACAAAGAAGTCTAGAATCTGCAAGTACTTGTTAGTCAACTCATTGATGACTGGAATATACTGACGGATGATTTTGGTCTTGATTCCCGTATCACGAAGTAACTCACCAGCAATACGATTGTAGGACGCCTTCTCATTGAGAATATACTTCTCATCCGTTCTTTCGTGTAATTCGGAATCTAGAGTCGTGAGATCTGTATTTGCCTGACCCATATCACCAGAACTGTCAGCCATATCATTTAGATCAGTGCGGAGTTTATCAATAGACCTCTGGAGACGAATAATAGTTTGGTTATTATTATGCAGAGTATTCTGATCAGAGAGACAATCAGACATACGAGACTCTAGAGACACAATCTCATCCTCATATATCTTGCGTTGAGACTCTGCCTCATCCATAGTGATCTTTAGTTCTTTAGCCTTGGCTGTCGCAGAATCTTTCTTCTGTTGTCGTAAATCTTCTGCGATGTCTTGATCACATGTAGGACATACTTCATTCTGATCAAAGAACTTTGCTTCCTTGACTACGGTCTTTACCTGTGTCTTGAACTGTGCATAGTACTGGTCTAGTTTATGTTTGTTTGCACGTACAGAAGACAAACTCTCTGTGATAGTCGGTAACAGAGTATTAACCGTCTCAGATAAGGTACTGTTCACCGCATTGAGTTCTTCTATCTCAGTCTGGAGTTCCAAGATATCACCCTCTTTATCCTTACGATGTTGAGTGTTGATAGCAGTTAGATCACGGATATACTTCTTCTGTGCATTGATCTTAGTCTTAACAACTTCAATAGAGTGGGTGTTGTTCTCAAGCTCGCCTTTTAGAATAGATGTTTTTTCCTTGAGTAACATGTTCATCTTGGAGAAGATGTTAATGTCAAGGAGGTCTTCTATCACGTCACGCCTAGAGGTTGAGTTGAGTTGCATGAACGGAACAAAAGATGACGAACCTAGAACAACAATCTGGTGGAAACTCTTGTGAGACATCTGAAAGACGTTCTTCTCAAGAATATCCTGATATTCCCGTGAGTGAGAACTCTGGTCGATCATACTACCATCTTTCCAGATTTCAAACTTAGCAGGCTTAATACCTCGTACTACACGATACTTCACTGAGTTGACACTGAAAGTAACCTCAGTTACACAACCTTTATTATTAATCGTGTTGACCAACTGTTTCTTGGTAATTTTACGATGTGCCTTACCAAACAATGCAAACGACAGAGCGTCTAACATAGTAGACTTACCAGCACCGTTCTCACCAACAATCAAGTTAGTAGAACTGTCTAGGAAGTTTATTTCGTTAAAGTAATCACCTGTTGAAAGAAAGTTCTTCCAACGTAAGGTTTCAAATTTAATCATGCAATCTCGACACTCTGTGCTTCAATCATTAGTTCAGATACAACAGCTTTGATACGGTCTTTGTCCAAATCTGTTTCGACTTCTTGGATATAATTATACACTAAAGTTTCAGTGTCGTCAATAGCAATATCCTCATCCGAGACATTTTCTCCACGGAATTCTTTGAAGTCTTCGGCTATCTTTAGTTCATGAATCTTTTGCGACTGAATCTTATCAACATATCTTTCGAACTTCTGCATATCAGAACGGTTAGAGACAATCAACTTAACAAACTTACCATTCAGATACGATAGGTCTTCGAAGTAATTAATAGTATCTTCATTATAGTATATCTTATGAAACAGAGTGACCTTATTCTGCACTGGAGTCATCTCACGAGTTTCAGTGTCGTAGATGTGGAAGTACTTGGGATCATGGGCATCGTTCCAGAAGAACTCCATCTGAGAACCTAAGTAAGTGATATTACCCTTGCTAGATTTAGTATGGAAGTGTCCGGACAACACAGTTTCAAAACGTTCTAGAGGTTTCGGATCCATACCAGTATGGCATACAATACCCTTATCCATCTCAAATCCTGCCAACTCGAAGTGTCCAGCGATGACATCTGCACCACACTTGTCTAAGAAGGTCAATATCTCTTTCTCGTTCTCAGGACATATCCATGGCACCAAACCAAACTTAACACCATCATAGTCACGCACAATGGGATCCATAAGGATATCCACCTCATTGATATAGTGGCCCATCAATTCTTTGAGGGAGTTAAGTTCAATAGTGTTCTTGAAGTAAACATCATGGTTGCCTGGAATAATGTCCATGTGTATATTGTACTCACGGAGTTTGTCCAAGAATATTTGACGATTGTGGTTTAACGCTTTTAGGTTAATAGTTTTACGATTATCATAGTAATCACCCAAATGTAGAATCTGGGTAATACCGTTCTCTAAGAGATAGGGGAAAAACTCTTCTGTGTAAAATCTCTCCTGATACTGCATGAAAATATCAGATGAATTGCGACACCCACAGTGAGTGTCGTTTAGGATGGCAATTTTCATAAATGACTCAACTCAATTTATATGACTGCTATTATACTACAATACGGGGGGTATTGTCAAGGGGTTAATCTAAATAGTCTGATAAATCTGAGTCAACGTTTACGGCACGTCTTTTTCTTTTCTTTTCTTCTTTGGCATACTGTTTGAAATCATCATCAGCATTCTTTACGACATCAATGCGTTGACGCAAAGTATCTACAAAGGGAGAGGCTTGCTGGGAAAAGAAACCTTCGCCATCACCATCCATGAATGCGCTGATATCTGCCTCAGCAATATATTTCATCTTGATGTCTTGTTGTTTCTTTTCCTTCTGTATCCTACGCAAAAATGCATACCATGATATCTGCGTGAAGTATGCGAAGGCGTTAGGTTTACCCGAACGGGTTGCCGCCTCGATATCATAGTTTTCAATTGCTTTAAGACAATTCTCTACTGCGTCCATCACCATCTCTTCACGATAGGTGTAACGAACGAAGTTACCCTTATGAGAAAGTCCCTCGGCAATCTTTAGAAAACAAGTAGCAATATAATTAGTAACCACAGGATGTGGATTACCTTGTTCTTTAGCCTCCATTACAGTTGTGCAGTACTCCACGACTGCATTAGAGAAGTCTCTATTGTTTACGTAATGCGGTTTTTCTTTTGGTTTCATAATATTATATTACCCTGTTAATTTAGAATCTATTATAACAGATAAGAGGGCTCGTGTCAATCAATAGTTCGTACTCTATCTCGCAAATCACTGGATGAGAATCGATGAGATCTCTCATTGAAGTAGAGCTGTATACCTCGTTTCCTACAGATGTCTTTACCTGTAAAATCTTTGTCCCGATACTCATCACCTAATATACGCAAGTCTATTTGATACATCGCGAGGATGTCTTCGAGATCTTGTTCAGTAACATATGGGATAATCTCATCAACATATCCTACAGCGTTTAGTTGAGAGTATCTTTCTACTATGGTCTGTACCGGAGAGTTCTTACCCTCTCTGTCAATAGAAGGATCTACTTGTAGACCACATATGAGATAGTCGCAATGTGCCTTCGCATCACGCAACATAGTAACGTGCCCGGCATGTAACAGATCAAATGATGAACAAGTAAAACCTACTATCATAGCGTTTTATGTTGTTTAACTAACAGCTCTAGTGCCTCTTCGGGAGTGACATCTAAGTTATAATGAGTGGAAATAAACCCTGCATAGTCTTCAAACCTAGGAGACTTACCTAAAAGTTCCCTCGCCTTTACTTGAACTGCATATCCTTCAACCTCAGACCGAAGTCGATAGTCTTTACTGAAATGATACCAAATAGCGTGAGTACAGAACGTTCTCCAGAATTGTCGAACGTGAACCTTCTCATGTTCTATGAGAGGGAGATTATTCTTATGTGCTGGACGAATGAATATAATAAAACCAAAGACAAAGGCTGCGAATCTTTTCGGAATAAAAGTACTTAACGGAATAATAATATATGGAAACATTTTTTTATCTCTGCCCTTGACAGAACGTGTTTTTTGGTGTATAATCTAGCTTGTAGTCCCAGAGGGGTATATAAGCATTAATTTGGTACCATACCTGTAACATCTGAATCTAACAAGTCACTTTCTTTCTTCATATCATCTAGAAACTCTTCCAATGATATTTCTTCATTAGGGATATCTTCGATACCTTCATTATAGTTCTCTTCAAGATAGTTAGCCATCTCTTTAAGAGCAGTCTTATACTGTTGCAACATTTCCTCAGCAGGAACAGCTAGAGACATAAGTTTATCAGTAAAAATTACAATAACATTAGTAGGAGTATCCTGATAGACCATATACGTTTTAAAAGTAAAAAACTTTTCACCTGTCTTCAAGGTGTTTTGCATCAAACTCATTGCATTATTAACGATTATAGAACCAGCACTTTCGTCCAGAACTTCACATATAACTTCTTCGCCAGTAACTAACTTTAAATGTTTAACTGAAGAACTCATCTTCACTATCCTTAGATATTATGGGTTTTAGATCAATAGGATACACTTTATAAGCAAATCCTTCTTTAGTATATATCTTAATCCTTTCGGCGCTATGTTTCAGAGTAAAATTCTTATGAGATTTAACATGCAGATCGTCAGCGATATCGATAAGCTTAGTAGTCCTACCATCGTCAGACTGACGAAGACCCCTGCCAATTGATTGGAGTACCTTAACTTGGGATTTGGATGGAGTCGCGAATACAATATTATGCAAATTGCGGATGTTGATGCCAGTGCTGAAAGTGCCAAGAGAGGCAACAATAATTGAGTCATTTTCTTTTTCTACAATACCTCGTATCTGTTCACGATCAGTAGCATCTACTTCACCAGAAACATAAAACACTTTACGCCCCTCTGCAGCCATAGACTTGATCATCTCATGCAACACTTTACCATGTTTCTCAACAAACTGAAACATCACTAAAGTATTACCCTTTTGGTCTAATGCAATCTTACTTATAAACTTATTACGTGGTTCATATGTGACGATATAATCAAGTTCTTCTTGATAGTTTTTATCCCTCATCATGTTACAGATATCGCTATGATAACGTAAAAGAAGAATGGATATGTCAAGTTCTGCAAGTTGTTTATTCTTTTGCAGTTCCACAGTACGTGTCACCGTAAATGTTGGACCGAACAATCCCTCTAGAACCAACTTGTTAGTTTCAGTACCGTCCAGTGTTCCAGTAAGACCGAATCGATATTGTGCTTCTGTGCACTTGTCCATCATCGTAGAGAGAGACTTTGCTTTGAAAAGATGTACTTCATCTC